AACATATTTTGAAGGTATAGCAGTTGCAAGAACAAATGATCCAATAGCAGATGGAGATAAAGTTGGTCCAGGTTCTGCAAAACTTACCATAGAATAACCTAAATAAGAATATGCCAATAAATACAAGAACATTTTCTGATATAGACTTTAATTTTATCCCCAATCCAGTGACTGGGGATATCGCACTTCGTTTGGACGATTATGCGGTAAAGGCTGCTGTTCAGAATCTAATCCTTACCTCTTTCTATGAGAGACCATTTCATAGCGAAATTGGTAGCCCAATTAAACGTCTATTATTTGAACCAGCTTCTCCAATGGTTGGAGCAATGATTAAACAAGCCATCGCCAATACTATTGCTAATTATGAACCACGTGTGAATTTAACTGATATAATTGTAAATTTATCTGACGATGGCTATTCTGTCTATGTTACTCTTGAATATACAATTTTAAATACTAACCAACCACAATCTCTAGACCTAACATTACAAAGATCTCGATAATGTCTAATAACCAAAAAATATCAACAACAGATTTAGACTTTGATGATATCAAAGCAAATTTAATTACATATTTACAGGGTCAAACCCAGTTTCAAGATTATAATTTTGAAGGTTCCGCATTATCAGTTCTACTTGATGTGTTGGCATATAATACTCATTATAATGCTCTTTACAATAATCTTGCAGTTAACGAGATGTTCCTTGATTCAGCAAGAAAACGTAATAGTGTAGTTTCTTTGTCTAAGATGCTTGGATATCGTCCTCGTTCAGCAACATCGGCAACTGCTCAAGTTACAATTACAGTTACTGCTCCGACTGGAACGAATGTGCCAGCAGCATTAACTTTACCAGCATTTAGTTCTTTTACAACTAATGTAAATGGAACAACATATACGTTCTTTAATGAGCAAGCAGTTACTGCTTCTTCTTCTGGACTTACATTTGTATTTCCAAATGTTACTATAACTGAAGGTGTTCCAATTACAAATACCTATACATATAATACAGGTACTATTATAACAATTCCAAATGCGAATGCTGATTTAAACACATTGAATATAACTGTTCAAGATAATCAAAACTCTTCAGTATATACATATTTTAAACCAGCAGATACTTTAGTTAATGTTGGATCAACATCTACTGTTTATTGGGTTATAGAGATGGATGATGGTGTTTATGAAATTGATTTTGGTGATGGTAATTTGGGGGTTGCTTTATCTCCAGGTAATTTAGTTTATGTAAATTATTTTGTTTCTAGCTTAGATGCACCAAATGGAGCAAATATTTTCTCATTTAATGGTGGCACAATATTGAGTGGCGCAACTGTATCTATAACTACATTATCTTCCGCTGTTGGTGGATCTGTACCAGAAACAATTGATAGCATTCGTTTTAATGCTCCAAAATTCTACTCGTCACAAAATCGCGCAGTTACTACTGATGATTATAAATCAATAATCTACGCAAACGTACCTGAGGCGCAATCAGTTTCTGTTTGGGGTGGTGAAGATAACATTCCTCCAGTCTATGGTCAAGTTTATGTTTGTATTAAACCATATAATGTTTCTGCTTTAACTGATCTACAGAAAATGGATATTATCACCGATGTTATTAAGCCACGTGGTATTGTTTCTGTAATTACAAATATTGTTGATCCAGATGCGATCAACATTGAACTTACAATTACTGCATATTATAATAATCAAATTACAAATAAATCACCATCAGATTTAGCAACTATAATTACAAATGTGGTTAATGACTACAATAATTCAGATTTACAAAATTTTGATGGTGTGTTTAGATTCTCTAAATTAAGTAAATTAATTGATGCTGCTGATCCAGCAATTGAAAATAATATTACGACTCTAGTTCTTCAAAGAGCAATCGCTAACCCACAATATAATACTTCTGCAGAATATATTATCAACCTAATCAATCCAATTCGTGAAACTGGAACTCCTGATAATGCTATTTTAAGCAGTGGTTTCTATATCCCTGGAAGCACAAATGTTTATTATCTTGATGACGATGGTGTTGGTAATATTCGTTTATTCTATTATGGTCCAGATGGATCTAAAGTTATCGCCAATGCAACAATTGGTTCTGTTAATTATTCAACTGGTTATATTGATGTAAAGAATTTAACAATTTCAACTTTATATGATCAATCATTATATTTTACAATTAAACCATTATCAAATGATGTCGTTTCCGCTTTATCTCAGTATGTTCAAATAGACATGGCAAATTTAACAGTTAATGTTCTTGCTGATCCAACTGCCTCTGGTTTTCTTGGTGGCGGAAATAACTATACATTTACACCTAGTACAGTTGCGTAATGATTACCAAACCTAAAGTATCAACTCTAGTTCCACAACAGCTTCCTGAATTTGTAAGGAATGAATATGGAACATTCGTATCATTTCTTCAAGCATATTACGATTATCTTGAAACAACTCAGCTTGATATTACCACATTAAGAGATGTTGATACTACCCTTGATTCATTTCTGGTATACTTCAGAGATGAACTTCTTTCTAAATTTCCATTAAATTCTGCAGTAGATCAGCGTTTCTTGATGAAGCGTGTTAAAGATCTTTATAATGCAAAGGGAACTGAATCCGCTGTAAAATTATTATTTGAATTAATTTATGGTAAACAAGTAAGCGTATTTTACCCATCAACTCAAGTTCTTCGACCATCAGATAATACTTGGAATCAAGATACATCATTATTTGTTCAAATTAATTCTGGAAATCCAGACGATATCGTTGGCGCAATCGTTCAAATTATTTCAAATAATAAGATTACTCAAGTTACAGTTCAGGGTAGACAAAATGTAAAGGTTGAAGTAGAACGTGGCATTGAAATTTCCTCAACAATTTATGAATATCTTATTGATCGAAGATTCTTTGGAGATATTCAAATTGGCGATATCGTTCGTTATGAAAATAAAGAAGCTGGTATAAGTTTTTCTGGTACGATTTTACCAACAACATCTTCTTTACAAATTCTTGAACCAGGAACTGGATTTAAAGTTGGTGATGTATATCCAATTACAAACTTCAATGGAATTGGTACTCAATTAAAAGTTTCAGCGGTAGATTCTAATGGTGGTATATCTCAGGCTCAATTTATTCAGTTTGGTACAAATTATACTACTAATTTTATACAAACAATTTCATCAACAACAGGAACTAATGCAGTTGCACAAACAACTGGAGTTCAATTAACAAGAAGTGTTACTGAGTCATTAAATGGATTTGGTGTTTATGTTGCAACATATAATCTTGGTATTTCTGAATTTACAAATGGTTTTGCTGAAAGTGGAACTATTAACCAAGTAGATTATGAGTATGCACAAAATGCTTCTGTTATGGCATGGGATCCAACATATGCTGGTCAAATTATTGTTCAGTTTGGATTAACATCTGCGCAAGCAACTGCTGCTACTTCTGAGTATACATCTGCACTTTTACAAATTAATCTTGGTTCAATCGCATCTTATCCTGGATATTGGTTAACAAATGCAAGTTTCTTAGATGATGCCATTTATATTGAAGATAGTCGTTACTACCAACCATTTTCATATGTAATTCAGATTGATGAGAAATTAGATACGTATAAAACAGCTGTTAAGAATTTGATTCATCCAGCTGGTTTGGCTATGTTCGGTGAATACAATGTTCAAAATACATTTAATTTGAGTATTCAATTACAATCTATTTTTAAAATTCTTAATGGGAATCTTAGTGATAGTGTTGTAATGCATGAATATGCTCAATTATTTACAACCAAACCATTAACTGATGCTCAGGGATTGGCTGATTTTACTAGAATACTTACTAATAAACCATTATATGATACACAATCATTATCTGATTTAGCAATCAAATATACTGGTAAAGTAGTCTCAGACACACAATCATTGGCTGATGGAATAACTAATAAAACATTTGGTAAGTTAAATTTAGATACACAAACAATGACAGATGCTGTTAATAGAATAGCAACTGGTAAAGCATTGGCAGAAACTCAATCTTTATCTGATACAACTGGAACTAACCTAAATAGAACAAACCCACAATTAGTTTATACAACTAATGTAACAAACCAATCGTCTTCTAGTGTGTCACTGGCAAGTTCAGGATATATAGACTTAAATGGATTCGCAATACCAGGATATTTTACAAACGACTCAGGTTATTATGTTGGATCTCCAACATCAATGAGTAATTAAAACAGGAGAATTTTATGGAACTACAAGAAAATGGATTAAAAATTAAAGGCGACGTTAATATTGTTGTTTTTGATGAACAAGGTAATAAAAAAGACGAACGCCAAGTAAAAAACTTGGTAGTTACTGTTGGTAAAGCATGGATTGCTTCACGTATGCTAGTTGACGCTGGTGGTACTGGTGGTGTTACATTGATGTCATATATGGCTGTTGGTACTGCTTCAACATCTCCAGCTGTTGGTGATACAACATTAGGAACTGAAGCTGGTCGTGTTGCATTGTTTTCTGCCTCTATTGCTTCAACTGCTATCACATATACTGCATCTTTCCCAGCTGGTACTGGTACTGGTGGTCTACAAGAAGCTGGTATTTTTAATAACAGTTCTTCTGGTACAATGCTTTGCCACACAACTTTCCCTATTGTTAACAAAGCTGCAGGCGATACAGTTGCTATTACTTGGACAATCACAGTAAGTTAATTTTAGGTAGATTAAATGCCAGCACTATTAAAATCTGAAATCCACAACTCCGTAGCAAAATTATTGTATACGGAGATTCAGAACAACACATCTCGTTATTATTATTTCTTGGGACAGGCTTTGCCACCTTCGGCTTGGCCAGATCCAACAAATCCTCCTGCTCCTGTTGATAGTGCTGACTACGAAATTTCTACTCGTGATCAAATTATTACTATGAAACAAATCAATTCAACTGATGTTTCATATGTAATCCCTCGAGTAAACTGGACTTCTGGTACAGTTTACGATATGTACGATACTCAATATAGTACAGAAGTCCAAGGTTTAAATTTAATTTCAGGTGGCTATGGATATACAACTGCTCCTACAATTACTATTACTGGTGGTGGTGGTTCTGGTGCAACTGCCACTGCAACTGTTCTTAGTGGACAAATTGTTGGAATTACTCTTACCGCCAGAGGAATAGGATATACTTCTATCCCAACAGTAACTATTACTGGTGGTGGTGGCGCAGGTGCTGTGGCCACAGCAGTTGTCACTATTGCACCTTCAGGTGCACAAAGAGTTGAGGATATTAATGCTGTTATAATTACAACAGATTACAATGTTTATAAATGTCTTGATAATAATAACAATGTGGTGTCAACATACCAACCAGTTGGTACTGTTGTTGACCCAGTTATTATGCCTGATGGTTATA